CATTACTCCTAACGAAGTTCGTATTCGAAAGGGCATGGTTCCAATTGATGGCGGAGATAATGTGGTTGAATTAAAGCCACAGCAACAGTCAGAAATTAGGACTCAGGCAAATGGTAATAGATTAAGAGATCAAAATAGACAAAGTAATTCGCCAGATGGTTCTGGTGAAGGCCGTAATGCTCAAGGCGATGGCAGACAAGTTGAGTAACCCTACTCAACCATTATTTGCCTTTTTATATACAAGTCGATAAAATTAAACATATGAAAATTGAGAAATCTTTATGGTCTTCAAACGGCGACAACCTCGTTTTGTCTGTTCCGTTCACAAAAGTAAATCGTGAAAAGCGCACAGTATCAGGTTTCGCAACACTTGATAACTTAGATCAAACAGGCGACGTTGTAACAATGGAAGCAAGCCTTAAGGCTTTTGAAAACTTTCGTGGAAACATTCGTGAAATGCATGGACCTACAGCAGTAGGAAAAATGATTTCATTTAAGCCAGAGACATACTATGATCCAGCAACAAAAGAATTTTATAATGGCGTTTATGTAGATGCATACATCTCAAAGGGCGCACAAGATACTTGGGAGAAAGTTCTAGATGGAACACTTGCAGGTTTCTCAATTGGCGGAAAGATTGTTGAATCAGACAATGAAGTTAACAAAGCAACAGGTAAGTCTACAAGATTTATTAAAGACTATGCGTTGCTAGAGCTATCAATTGTAGATTCACCAGCAAATGAATTATGCAACATCCTTTCTATTTCAAAGATGAATGGTCAGCTAATGTTTAAAGGCATTGCAGCAGAGACAGTTGCAGAAAATATTTTTTATTGCGAAGATAGCGAATCAGTTTTTATCTCAACAGATTCAGCTTATAACTCTCCAGTTACTGGTAAGCCAGCAACACTAATCGGATGGGTTGAGTCGGCAGACGTTAACAAGTCACAAGAGATAGATAAGATTCTTGATTCATATAAGAGATCAAGATTGTCGTTGCCTGAAACACAAACAATTGCAAAACAGGCAAACGCAGAAGGAGGTAATGAAGTGTCAGAAAACACAGAAAACACAGTTGTTGAAGAAACTCCTGTTGTTGAAGAAACACCAGCTGTTGAAGAGACAGCGGCTCCTGCAGAAGATGCAGTAGCGGACGCTTCTGCCGAAACTCTGGAAAAAGCAGCCGACGTATCAGAAGTTATGGTTGATGAACCTGATTTTGCAAAGATGCTTGGCGATCTAAAGGGCTTTTTCTCAGAAACTCTAACAAAGGCTACTGATGCAAATGCTGCACAGGTTAAGGCTGTTACAGAAACAGTTGAAACTTTCAGCAAGAGCGTTGATACTCGAATTTCAGAGTTGGCAGAACAACACGCTGCACTATCAAAGGCAGTTGAAAACATAAAGAACACAATTGATGGCGTTGAAAAGCGTGTCGATGCAGTCGAAGGTGATACTGCAATTAAGAAGTCCTCAGACCTTGGCGGGTCTCAGGAAGTAACAATCAAAAAATCAAAATGGAACGGTTCTTTCCTCGGTTCCGTAAATGAAATTTTCTCAAACTAAGGTAGGTAAAAAAATATGAGTAACGAAATACTAGAAAAAACAATCGCTGCTGGAACAGTCGATACTGGTGATTTCTCAGGTTCCCTTTCAGGAACAGGGATTCACACAGGTGCTACCTCTAAGGGTGGCCTACTAAATCCAGAGCAGTCTGCAAGATTCCTAGACTACATGTTTGACTCAACAGTTATCGGTAAGGTAGCTCGCACAGTCCGCATGAAGTCTGACACAACCGAGATTGATCGCGTCGGAGTTGGCGAGAAGCTTATGAAGCTCGCTACCGAAGCAGATGACACAGCATCTAACAGTGCTGTAACATTCTCAAAGATCTCTCTTACAACTAAGAAGCTTCGCCTAGACTGGGAGCTTTCAACAGAGTCTCTAGAAGACAACATTGAAGGTCCAGATCTAGAAGATCACATTGCTCGCATGATGGCAACACAAGCAGGTAATGACATCGAAGATGTTCTTCTTAACGGAAACACAGCTCTTTCATCAGATGCACTTTATAAGTCATTTGATGGTGCAGTTAAGTTAGCTAAGACTAACGGACGTGTTGTAGATGCAGGTGGAGCAGTAGTTTCACGAGCACTATTTAACTCAGCACTAAAGGCTCTTCCACGTAAGTATAAGCAGCGCAGAACAGATCTACGCTTCTTGGTTGGATCAAACTTGATCCAAGACTTCCTATATGCTAACAGCATCGGAACAAATCAAACAATTCCACAGGATATTGCTTCAAGCATCATCCGTGGAGATGTTCAGCCACTAGGTGGCCCTGCAGGATATGTAGCTCCATACGCATTTGGTATTCCAATCGTTGAAGTTCCACTTCTTCCAGAAACACAGACAGGTGATTACTCAGGACCTTCAGGTTCACATGGTGATATCCACTTGACATTCCCAAATAACGTAGTTATTGGTGTTAAGCGTGACGTAACTGTTTATCGCTTCTTCTGGCCACGTAAGGACTCAATCGAATATACAATGTATACTCGCGTTGGTGTCCAGATTGAACAAGCTGACGCTTGGGTAGTCGTAAAGAACGTTAAGGTCGCATCATAATTTAATTATTGCGAACCCGCAAAGAAAGGCCCCCAATTAATTTTGGGGGCTTTTCATTTTAATTTACTAATGCTATAATTAAATGACCTAGAAAAAGGAGAAATGTATGTCATTCGACACACTAAAAGTTGCAGAACTAAAAAAGATTGCAGAAGATTTTGCAGTCGACACAAATGGCTTAAAGAACAAGGCTGATGTTATTGCAGCATTAACAGAAGAAGGCGTGAGCTGGTCTGTATACCAACAGACAATTAAGAAGATTGAAGATGAGGCGGAAGAGATTTCCGAAGAGATTATACCTAAGTTTGACCCTAAGAAAGATCAGCCAGAAGACACTGTGCTTGTTCGAATGACTAGAGCTAACTTTAGATATGATATTATAGGATTTACGTTTACAAAAGAACACCCATTTGTTGCCATGCATAAAGACAAGGCGCAGGTAATCTTTGATAAGGAGGATGGTTTTAGATTGGCAACTCCAAAGGAAGTTCAGGAGTTTTACGGCTAAAACCTACTAAATGGCAGAAGTATATACATACAGTAATGATCTAGTTTCAACAAAAATATTTTGGCAAAATGATATTGTATCTGCCGATGCTAACGTCTTGGTAGATTTTTATGAGGTAACTAAATCTTTAGATCCTTATAGCTCTCTATCATCAGCGGTATCGGAAACATTAATATCTAGTAATTCTACAGCAATTAGATCGGAAACTGATAATGGAACATATTCTGTTGAAATTCCAAGATCAAGAACTACTACAAATAAGAAGTTAAAGTTGGTATGGAAATATTCTATTAATGGAGTAAACACATCACACTCAACATTTTGCGATGTTGTTACACCTTATTGTAATTTTGCTGAAGCTATAGAAGACTTAAATTTTGGAACAGATGCTTCTGATCCAGATTATAAGACTTATCATCAGCTTAGAATGGCAGAGAAGTATGCAAGAAAGTTAATTGAAAATTATTGTGGTCAAGACTTTTATCTCTACGATGATGTTTATATTGGATATGGATCTGGAACTAATTTACTGCCACTACAATATAAGGTCAATAAAATATATGAGATATACGCTAATGACATTCTACTAATTGATAATACTGTTACTCCAGTAGTTAATAACTGGAACTATGTTCCAATTATTACTGAGGGCGGATTCGGCTTAAGAGTTAATGAGGCAAACCGTTTAGACAATACAGTTTATATTGCTAATGGAATGATCCCTCCAACCGTCAATGATATTTCATACGGTGGAGCATTTAAGAATAATCAAAGATACAGAGTATCTGCACAATTCGGTTGGGCAGAGGTTCCTGATAATGTTGAGCAGGCATGTATCCAGCTAATGGGACATTTTTTTGACAAGGATAGAGCCTGGAAAGACCAGTATGTAAAATCAGTTTCTACATTTGACTGGAAGTTTGATTATAATTCAGATGTTCATACTGGAACTGGATGCTCTTATGCCGACCAACTATTATCAACATATGTAATAAATAATATGGTCGTGATTTAAAAAATGTATGGTCTTGTAGAATCAGTTATGTCTATGAAGATGGATATATATAGACAAAGCGAAGCTCAAGATCCAGACACTGGAGCAATTAAAAGAGAGTGGTCTTATTATAAGACTATTAATTGCCATGTTAAAGGAGTTATAAGCAACTCTGCAACAACAAGATCAAGCGATAGACAAATATTTAATAACAAGTATACAAATGAACAATTGATACAAGTTAGAACTACTGAAAAATTAACTGGTAGAGAAAAAGCTACTAATATAAAAGACTCTGCAGGCCAAATTATTTGGACAGAATTAGATTACCCAACAGAAACTCCAACCGTGTTTGAGGTTATCGGATCAACTCCAATAATGGATGCCTTTGGTAGAGTTATTGGCTATAGCTCAAATATGAAAAGGTCGGAGAATCAGATAATTGGACTCTAGCGTATTATTAGTTCAAGCAGCAAGCGGACTAGAAAAGTTAATGGTTGGCTCAAGAGGCAGTGTTATTAAAGATAGCACAGTTGCTCAGATATCTGCATTTGTATATTATGAGGCACAGGTTATTGCCAAACTTACAACTAATAAAAGATTTCAAAACAAGTTTAAGACAGTTATCTTTAATCAGATAGAGAGAGACTTTGGAGATTATATTGATGCTCAGTCAAGAGTTAAGCCAAAGCAACTACACCATGTTTATGAGTGGGACAAAATTGGAACTAAAGAAGCAAGACTATTTAAACTAAATAAGATTGATACCGCAGGACTATCATTTAAGGTTAACTATGAATTTAAACCATCTAAGAGTTTTGCTAGAGGCAATGAGAATTCAAAGCGCAGACATGTGTTTGTAGAAAAGGCATCTGTAATGGAATCTGGAATGCCCCTCACAATCTCTCCAAGGGCCGCAGAGCGCCTTGTATTCGAGGCTAATGGCTATACTGTCTTTATGCCTAAAGGGGCCTCAGTGTTCGTTAAGAAGCCTGGAGGAGTAGCAGTAAAGAATTCTTTCAAAGCAGCACATAAAGTATTCTTTACTGGTAATTTAGTTAATCAATCCATTAAGAAGTCTGGATTCCAACAATTGTTTAATAGCTCAATGACTAAAGCATTAAGAGTTCCTTCAGATATAAAGAAAGTTAAATATTCATTTTCTGCTAATACAATTGCGGCACAGGCAGACAATGCTCTTACACAATCATTCGGGGGTGCATTTTAATGGTAGATTATAAACTAGATGCTATGCTAGAGCTTCGTAAATTCTTATGGACAAAACTATTAGCAAATAACATATTTGACGCTGAGGAATACTATAGCGATAACCTACAGGAAACAATTAATGCCATTCTTCCAGTCCAACAGGCATCAGAAATGAATCAATTCTTTAGCGGAAAGAAGCATATAATCTATGACAAGATTGGTGCGGGATACGAAGACCTATGGGCTATTTGTAATGAGCAGATCTTATTTACAATATATGCCACAGATGTATCTGAAATTAATGAGATTAGAACCTATTTAATTGATGAGTTTAGACGTATGGATGAATCTGCTAGAGATATAAACCGCTGGAGCGGAATATCAAATAAATTTAAATTTTACAGTATATATATATCTGATCTATCTCCTACTTCCCCTTCTGAGGAACTCAAAGGCTTCTTTTCAGCCGATGTAGTCCTTGAGATGAAGTATTCTAGACACACAGACACACAAGGGCGATATATATAATCGTTTGCCTTTTTGTGCCGAATCCAGTATTATTGGATTTAGAGGAAAGGGCCTAGCCAGCCAAAGATTTAAAATATATTAATTTTTTTTGAAAACAGGAGGTAATACAACATGGCATATAACTCAGCCAAAAATATTCTCGTTGGAGCATCACCACTTTACGTTTCGGAGTCAGATTCGACTGTAACAGGTTATGTAGAAAACACCGAGCCAGGAGTTCTTAGAACTGCAACTGGCGCATCAGGTGCCAACAAAGACGGCGTTCCAGCTTATAGCGCATCTGCATCATACCGCACAACTTTAGATGCAGCACAAAATGTAGCAGGAAACGCATACCGTAACGTAGGTTACACAAACAATGGTCTTCAGATCACTTACAACCCAACATACGATTCAGTAACTGTAGATCAGTTGCTTGATACAGCTAAGCTGTTCAAGTCTGCAATGGAAGTTATGATCGCAACAGAAATGGCCGAAGGAACACTAGAAAACGTTCTAGTAGTTTTCGGACAAGGAAAGTCAACTCTTACAAATTCAGGAAACACTCTTGGACTTGAAGCAGGTTCTCTTGGTGTTCAGCCAACAGAGCGTCAGCTAGTAGCAATTGGTCAAGCACCAACAGTTACTTCTGCAACAACAGAGCGTATTTACTATGCACGTCGTGTATTGTCTGTTCAACAGTCACAATTCTCGCTTGCACGTAATACACCAACAACATTCCCAGTAACATTCCGTCTGCTTCCAGACGCTGCTTACTCAGGATCAGAATACGGAAAGATTATTGACCGTAGCTGGACTGTAGCATAATTAATTTTAATTAATTACAGAGGCCCCTGAGAAATCAGGG